CTACTGTGCGTAACTTATGTCTACTACACAGCGAGGTTTTCAAAACCCAAATCATCATTTACAGCGGATTTCACACCGTAGAAAGCTTCGAGCTCATCTACTGCATTCCTGATAGCCGCTAACTTCACACGCATCTCATCGACGCTCTTCTGATCAATAGCATACACTCGATCTCCCTTCTTACCACTACCGACCCAATCTGAATTATTAATATTGTTGATACGACGCCCGTCTGCGAACACACTCGTACTCCACGCGCGCAATTTGTCAAGTTGACCCAGCGAAATCGTCCTCGGAAAGGATGGCATATTGAACAAAACACTTACTGATGATATGTAAGAAAATTTCAATATCGCCGGACCACCGAGGTGAGTCGGACCAACCCAACGGACGAGTTCTTCGCCAGGTCGCACGCCTTGACATCGTCGAGCAGTCGGAGAGTGTCCATGGTACAGCCGAATCGAAACACGTCAGCGTTCCACGGATCTCCCAGGTAAGACAGATGCGGGGAAAGCGCGTTCGCCATTCCTCGTTGACGTTGATCTTCCTCTCGTACCGCGGTAGATAAAGTTTGGTCCATAATTCAAAACGACCACTAATCGGAACCGTGAGACCGAAACCTCTTTCTTCTCGAGCAATTACCCGCTCGGCGTTCCGGATCAATAGCTTCCTGCCAGGGAACGACTTGGTGCGCCAGTATTCCAAGCGCGTCTTCACGCGTTCCAACCAAGGCGCGTCTGGGTCCGAAAAGAGTATCGCGCTCAGCAGAGGAATCTCATGATGAAACTGCGACAACACAGCCGCAAGAGCCATCGATGAAAAATCGTCGAGCTCAGCACCACGCTGAATCGCAGCATATGAGTATTGACACTCCAACGCGAATGAACCCATAAAGAGGCTTGGGTGCTGCCCGTGTGCACGTTTGACTAATATTTTGAACCACAGCACCAGCGGATCGCGTACGATGCCGACGCCGGGCAATAGCAACCACCCGCAAAAGTCCGCAACTTTAGGGAAGTTCAGCTTGCTGAGCGTGCGCACGACGTACTGCCGATTGTTCGTCCAGTTTTTATGGATGGGCACTAGATGGTCGGCCGCCTCATCGTCACCGCCTATCAGCCAGAACCCTCGCCACAAGGCCTCCACTCCGAATCGCTCTGCGGTAATACCCAGATCATAGAAGCAGTTGAAGAGATAAGTCCCGGGCTCACCATCGTCTCGGCAAGTCTTCTTCGTACCGCCTAAAGCCTGCAGAGAGAGCTTGATGCGTCTATACAACTCCACGCTAGCATCCGACATCCCAGCCCACTGAAACCACTGCAAGTCCATCTGAAGGGAGTCACCACCTTGCGTAGCTCCGAATTTCGTGAAATCGTTCACCGTGCAGAATTCCTTCTCCTCCTCCGATAGCTGGGGATCCGTCTGCCAGTTGGCTCGGACGACCTCGTCAAATTTACTAAGATTCATGCCGCCGTAAATTAGCACATGGGAATTGGTTTGATAAATCTTAA